TTGCCATCGTCAATCTTGTCTGTCTGTACAATGAGCGATATGGGTAACCCATCGTCATTGTAGGTGTCTGGATTCCAGGAGAATATCTCGCCATCGGTATTGGAGTTGCCGCCAAGAATCGTGATCCCAAGATCAAGGTTGGTCACGGCAAAGGAAAATGGCCAATCCGTAAAGATTCCCACCTTCCACGGTGACCACTGATTGGTTGTAATGTCCAGAACGAGTGCGTAGCCACCGCTTCCGTACAGTGGAAGAATGTAGAACTTGTGACCGAACGCTTCGGTTACGAGCGAGTCAATGCGGCCCGCTACCGGACCCGATCCGGTGAACATATATTGCTGCAATACCGTGTCCACCCATGGCACGCTCACGCGCTGCGGCGTGAAACCGTTCAGCACGTAGACGCCGGTATCTCCCTGCCGGTCCTGTCCGACAAAGTAGAGGGTGTTGTTCATGTTTTGAACTGTGCCCGCGTTCACGCACCCGATGCGCTGATTCGCTCCCTCGAACACGGACAGCGACAATCCCGGAGCAGGATTCCCAGCATCGTAGAAAAACTGCATGGTGTACGAACCGAACGCCACAAGGTAATTCGAATACTTCGCAAGACAAACGCCGGGATCGTCTTCGTAATCCGCTTGCTCATACTGCAGTCCCGGCCACGTCGTCGCATCCGATGTCGCCGAGCCGAAAATGGTCTTGTTCTGGCTCATCACGTAAGCGATGTTGTTAAGCACCTGAACACCGGGAACCGTGAACTGAGGATAATTGGTGTCGGTTACTTTATTAACCGTGGCGCCGGTCAGCACCCACAGATTGGTCGGATTCTGCACCAGCAACTGAGTACCGTTGTTGAACGAAGCGAAGTTGTACGCAAGATTGTTCGTAATGGGAGCAAGAGCATACTCGACCAAGATTGGCGTATCGATGTTTCCTCGCCACACATCGTTAAGGTACGGCGCAGAGAAGTTGAACCCGCCCATGACCCAGATGGTAAGGAACTGCTGTAGCGAATACGGGCTGCTTGAAATAGCTTGCAGGTTAGGCGGTGAAGGGAAGGCCACAGCACCAGCGTTTGCCCTGGGTCCAAAACCAGGGGAGCTCGTTACCAGCGTCCAAATTGATCCTTGAGCATTAGGACAGTAGTAAATATCTGAGTCTAGTCCGCCAAGTGTCTGTCCGGAAACTAGCCACATGAATCCGTTGTAAACCACTCCCGCCATGTTGGATCTGCCACCACCAACCCATGCCGCGCCCGTGGTCAACGTCCAGTTCTTTCCGTCGGGAGAACTGTAGGCGTTATTTTGATAGCCTAGCGCATTGCTTCCTCCAATGAGGAATAACAGACCAAAGAAAAATAATCCGGTCGCGCCAACTCTAGGTTGCCATTGCGTGTGACCGTTTGGAAGCAACTCGGACCAGTTGATTCCATCCGGAGAAAACCACACGTCGTTGAGATCAGCGGTTCCGTTGTATCCTCCGTACAAGAATATCCCGCCGTTACCGACAACGCAGCACATGCCTTGTCTGGCCTGCCACGGAGCATTGGCTGTCAACTGCGTCCACGTTGCCCCATCCGTTGAAGACCAAACATCGTTCAGTTGCAAGCCGCTGGACGCATTGAATCCTCCCATGACCCATATCTGTTCCTTGAACACGACACACCCGAACAGCGCCCTTTGAGGGAACGCTGATCCGGCGGAAACCGGGGTCCAATTTTGTCCGTCGGGAGAAGAATAAATATCGGAGTTGCCGGAAACGGTGGCGGTGCCTCCGATGACAAATATCTGGTTCTTGAATACGACACACCCAAAGCCATCGCGTCCCGACCACGGCACGACAGGATTGGTCGTCTGCTGCGTGAATACCTTGCCGTCAGTACCCGCGTTCTGCGTGCCGCTGGTGGACACCAGGATGTCGCCCAGCACCCCGTTGTCGCCGACGTAGTAATACACGCCCTGGTAGTAGAACAATCCCTGACACGACGAATTGAGCGGAGTGAACCCGGTTATCTGGAATCCGGGGCGCTTCACCACGTAGGTCTTGTTCTGGTACGAATCCAAGTACCCATTGACGACGAAGGCGTCCCTTGACCCGACGCTTCCGTCGCGCGACATGAACGCTTGCGCCAGTGGGTAGCGAACTTTAGCCACGGTTGTACATCAGCATCTGCGGGTCTGGTACGAACGTGATTGGTGCCGGCTCAGTGGCGGTCCAGTTCTTGAGTTCTTCCCATGCGTCCTTGGCGTCTTTCTTGAGTTCCGAGCGCCGCGGATTAGGAACCTGGTATTTGTTAAGAAGCGATCCGACCAAGCATTGAGAAAGCCAGTCGTAGCATTCCATCTGGATATCGACCGCCTGCGTCCACGCTGTGATTTCCTGCAGCGGACGCTGCACCTCTACGAAGGCCGTGTAGGTCGCGTCTGCTGGCTGAACGTAGAAATAGAAGAAGCCAACCGACAGAGCAGGCTGGTATGCGGCCGTCGATCCGGGCTGCCCAGCCATCTGCGGGTCGTAGTACCACGAATTGATCACGCCAGCGGCAGTCTTGCTCGCCGTCTGCTGGTACTCTAGGCGCGAAAGCATCGACAACTGCGTGTCGTATGGAATGCCGCTGATGATGGTGCGCGCGTAACAGCCCTCATACGCTCGCAATGGACGATAGGCGATCAAATCCGCTCCTGATCCGGGCGGGCCTACCGAATATTGATTCTTGTTCGGCTGCATCGGTATCTGAAGCGTGTCCCGAGTCGAAAGAATCGGCCCTCCGGTCGGGAGTTTCTTCAGAAGGAAGTTCAATTTCCGCATGCAGTCGGTCAAATCATTGGTTGTCGGCACAGCACCATCAGCGAGGTAGCCAATGTCCTGCAGCGCATCGAGAATGAACTCCTGCGCCTGTACGGTAACGGTGTTGATCTCGCCCGAGGTGACGTCTAACGTCATGGCTTCCAGCCTAGTTCACGCAACTGACGTTCGGTATCCATCATCTGCAGCTGATTCGCCGCACCCCATCCCAGCAGCGCGTTGCGCCGCTCCAGAAGGCGATTGATCTCGGACTGATGAAGCTTGGCTTCCAAGTCCTTGATGCGATCTTCCTCAGTTTCCACCACCTGACCGGAACCGTTACCATTTTTTGGTGTTATGAACTGCGCTTCTTCCATCATGATCTCCTATGGCGCCAGCAGCGCGACCTTGAACGCGCCGACACCGGCAATGATGAATTCCAGAAACGTGCCTGTCGCGGCCCCGGCGCTAGACGCATAGCCCGCCGAATTGAACTGCGCGAAACCGCCGTCCGTGACCGAGAAGACAAGGTTGCTGTTGAAGTACATGCCCATGAATCCGGATGACGAACCGACGATACGCCGAGTGTGTGACGCTATATTATCGCCCCACACCATGGGTGTGTCGTCGAGAAAATAGGCTCCGGCCAACAAGATATTCGAATTGCGCAGGTCCAAGCCGAAGTCGGCGGTTATCGTTCCTGTTTCTACGGCTCCACCAGCAAATAGCGAACCAACACTGCCAAGGCTTCCCGACGCGGGAGAAACAAGGAATCCGTAGTCGTTCTTAAGATACGATCCGCCTCCGATAGAGCGTACATGCGCTCCAACAGTGAAGCCTGCGGCACTGGTGCGGAAGAGTTCGACCGAGCATCCGTAGGTGGACGGGCTTCCCGTTCCCGGGGCACCACCCGTAGCCGCGTGGTAGGCGTCGACATGGTATCCGAATCCTCCTGTATTGATCCCGTTGTTGTAGAGGCCGAAGTATCCCGCTACGCAATCATTGACCGGAACACCGGCCGCCGCCTGCTGCTGCGTCTGCAGCTGCACGCGAATACCGCTGTGTAGCGTGCTCGTCTGCGCAAGTGAATTGTCTACGGATACCTGAACGTAGATCCCGGCCGTGCCGCCGAGTCCTGTCGTGAGGCTGTTGTGCAGCACCTGCTCTATGTCCAGTACCGGGTAGTACTCTCCAGCGGTAAGCAGGACAGGCCCATTCACATTCACCGATCCATTCGAGAATACCTGCGCTCCATTGAATACGTTGTCCGCGGTCGACGCGGCACCCTTGGTGCTGTTCCAAAACTGGTACATCCAGTGCATGCCAGCAACGGTGTCGAACCATCCAGGCACTTGCAACGGAGGTTGATTGAACGAACCCATCAGTGAACCATCTTGTTCATGGTCGGCAGGCCGGAATAGGTCAGGGTAATAGCCTCGTTCGGACCGAGATAGACCGTCTTCTCGGTTGCCGTGAAAAGCGTCGTTCCGCCCTGAACGATTAGGGATACCGTGCCTCCGGTGATATACACGGTCTCGGGCACGTGTCCAGCCGTGTACGTGAACGGCGATGCCGTGACCGTGATCGCGGCAACCCCAACCGGGTTGTAGCCAAGGTTGCCGTGGACGACATTGTTGGTCCCGGTAATTGCGCCGAGGCTTAAGCCACCCGACGTATTTCCAATCAGGTTACAGTCGGTGATCTTGATACCGGACGAAGTGCCCGCATCGACGACGATACCAAAGGTTCCGTTCCCGGGCAGATTGTCGGTATTTCCGCAGCGCACATTGGACAGCGTTACGTTCGTCACGTTGGCGTTGACGTGGATACCATCACCAACATTGTTGGCAAAGTTCCCGCCGATGAACGTGGTGTCCACTGCGCTCGACTTTATCTCCACTCCGTTATTGTTGTTCGTATTCGAGGTGTGGTTTATGAACGTCGTTCCAAACACATTGGCTGACAATGCATTGCCGTGTATCACGCCGTTTTGCACCCCGGTCTCGCTTCCGCAAGTCCAGCAGTTCTCGAACTTGCAGAACTGAACCAGACCTGTTCCG